CCCACGCGGAAATTTTTTCCATTTTTGTGATTTTCGTCGTCAACAATCAAAATAGCATAAGTTTTTAGTTTAAAAGTAAAAATTCACGAGAAAGCACTACGGAATAGAACGTCCGTTCGATTTTTCTTGACAAGATACAATATATGGTGGTACAATATCCATCAAGACACAATATCTAGTGGTTTTGGAGTTTTTATGGGCAGGAAAAAGATAGAATCAATCAAGGCTCGTGTCCAAGTCATTGATGCGAAGGTTGGGGCGTCAGTGGCGGTTGACCGGATAAGGGGCAGGGAGCATGGAAGGATCAGGCAGCGTATTCTTGTGAGGGATGGCGCTCAATGTCGGAAGTGCGGGTGTGGTCTGGATTTGGAAATTGACCACGTAATCCCTTTGAGCAGGGGTGGCCAGGAGGCGGATTGCAACAGGCAAATCCTCTGTGTTGACTGCCATCGTGTGAAATCTGAACAGGAGGAACAGGAACGTGACTACTAAAAAGGGAAACAAACTCGAAATCATCTACATCCCAGCCGATAAACTCATAAAATTACATAATAATCCACGCGTCGATAAAGACCCAAGGGGTATTGAGCGGCTTACTACGCTAATCAAGGAACATGGTTTCCAGAATCCCTTAAATGTCTATAAGTCTGGCGGAAAATACGAAATTTTAGCTGGAAATCACCGTTTTGACGCCGGGGTGTTGCTTGGGATGAAGGAGTTCCCATGTATCGTTTATGAGGGGGACCGGAAGCAGGCGTTGGCAAGAGCAATTAGTGACAACAAGTCGAATGAATGGACGGATTGGGATGTTCCCATTCTCAAAGACTTGCTGATTGAATTGGACGATGGTTCGATTGACATGCACATCACGGGCTTCAACTCCCACGAGTTAGAGTTGATGATGACGGCGATTAAACCGGACGAACAGGAAGTTGGAGACCATGAACCGGAAAAGCCAAACATCATTATATGCCCGGAATGTGGGCATAAATTTTCAGTCTTAAAGGAGAAAAAAGATGCCTAAAGGCGGTTATCGCCCTGGAGCCGGACGCCCCAAGGGTGCCAAGGATTCAAAGCCGAGAAAAAGCACTCCGGCGCAAGTGGAGGCCGAGCAAATCCGGCAGATGTTATTGCTGGGTACGAAAGCCAAGGCCAAGTTTTATCAGGAGTTTCTTATTCGTGTCAGCAAGGGCGATAAATTATCCCTGGCCGAGAAAAAGTTAATGGATCAGCTTTCGATGGATCTGGCAAAGGAATTGGATGACGGCAGTTCGGAAAGCTGCGAAACAGAGAAATTAGACCCACTTACCTATATGCTCCGTGTGATGAATGACCCAAAAGAAGACCCGGCTGTGAGGAGGCAGATGGCAACAGCCGCCGCGCCATACTGTCATCCTCGCAAGGGTGAGTCTGGGGCCGGGAAGAAAGACGAGCAGAAGAGGAAGGCCGAAGCTGCTGGGAAGGGGCGTTTTGCCCCGTCAAAACCGCCGATAGCTTTGGTGAAGTGAAAGGAGAACAATGCAAAAACAGGTATCGAAATGTGAATTATGCGGGCATGATTGTTACGGCTATCCTGACGGCCCTCTAAAAGCGAAGCCAAAAAACGGGATGGTAAGAAGAATAATTTGCGATAAATGCGCCGTAGAAACGCTGAGATGGTTTGACGAAGAAGGGAATCCCACTAAAATAGCAAAAGATTTGCAAAGGGCAGGATGGATTAAGTTATGAACTGGACTACCTCATGCCTGGACTGGGAGCGCCGCGTAATGGCGCGGGAAAGCCTGATACCCTTACCGCCGTTATTTTCTCAAGAGGCAGCGGCGGGGCTTGCCGTCTTCAAGGAATTGCGGCTTGTTGACGTTCTGAACCGGCCCACGCTTGGGGAGGCCGGGAGGCCGTGGATCTTCGACTTTGCGTCAACCGTCTTTGGGGCTTATGATTCAGAATCCGGGCGGCGGCTTATCTCTGAATTTTTCCTGTTCGTTGCAAAGAAGAACAGCAAGTCAACCCTTGCAGCCGCCTTGATGTTGACCTGTTTGATTCGCAACTGGCGCGATTCCGCCGAATTTCTGATACTTGCCCCTACTGTGGAAATCGCGCAAAACTCATTTTACCCGGCCCGCGACATGGTGAACGCCGACGAAGAGCTTTCCGACCTGATGCACGTCCAGGATCATTTACGGCAAATCACGCACAGAGGCACCCGGGCCATGCTCAAAGTCGTCGCTGCGGATAACGAAACCGTCGGGGGCAAGAAGGCCACGGGGATATTGATTGACGAAGCGTGGTTATTCGGCAAGCGCCCGAATGCGGAGAACATGCTGCGTGAGGCGTGCGGCGGGCTGGCCTCACGGCCCGAGGGCTTTGTGATCTACCTGTCAACGCAATCCGACGAAGCACCGGCGGGCGTGTTCAAGCAGAAATTGGATTATGCCCGAGGCGTGCGCGATGGACGCATTGACGACAACCGCTTTCTTCCCGTCATATACGAATTTCCCGATTCAGCGCTGAAAGAGAAACAACACCTTGACCCGAAATACTTTTATGTCACCAATCCGAATCTTGGCGCGTCGGTTGACGAAGAGTTTTTAAAGCGCGAATTCAAAAAGGCCGAGGAACAGGGTGAAGAGTCCATGCGCGGTTTCCTCGCCAAACATCTCAATGTTGAAATGGGAATGAACCTGAAAACGCACAGGTGGGCCGGGGCGGACTTTTGGGAAGAGGCGGCGGGGAAAGTCACCCTTGATCTGATCCTTGAACGCTCCGAGGTGGTTGTGATTGGAATAGACGGCGGCGGGCTTGATGACCTTTTGGGGCTTGCCGTTATCGGCAGGGACGCGGAAACCGGGGGCTGGTATCTATTCACGCGGGCGTGGTGCAATCCTATTGCGTTGGAACGTAGGAAATCGGAGGCGGCCCGGTATAGGGACTTCCAGAAAGACGGCGACTTGATTATCGTGGAAGAGATCGGCCAGGACGTTCAGCAAGTCGGGGATATTGTCATGCAGTGCGAGAACGCGGGGCTGCTTGACCGGATCGGCGTTGATCCCGTCGGCATCGGTGACATCGTTGATGAAGTTCAGGCGCGGGGCATTGAGCATGACCGCGTTGTCGGCATTCCGCAGGGGTGGCGGCTTTCCGGGGCCATTAAGACCCTCGAGCGCCGTGTTGCTGAAAAGACAGTCACCCACGGGGGGCAGCCACTTATGACGTGGTGCGTGGGGAATGCGCGGGTTGAACCGCGTGGAAATGCGATTATAATCACAAAACAGGCCAGTGGAACGGGGAAAATAGACCCGCTGATGGCGGCGCTGAACGCCACGGCTCTCATGGCCATGAATCCAGAGGCGAAAAAACAGGGAAACATCTACGACAAATTCAGGCTTGTGAGGGGATGAATACATGGACGACATTCTTGAAGGCTGGAACGAAATATCAAAATATTTAAGGGTAAGCGATAAAACCGCGCAGAGATACTGGAAAAAGAAAGGCCTGCCGGTAAAAAAGAATCGCGCCGGTCACCCCGTCATTACAAAGTCAGTTGCGGAAAATTGGAAACTTAATGAAACGGCAGCGTAGTTGTCTGTTTTTGTCCCTATTTTGTCTGTGTTTGTCCCTATTTTGTCTGTATCGAATCTTCAAATCATCCGTCATAATTGAGCCGTAAAATTGAAGCGGTTTTATGAGGGCGCGATGATTTGAAAATATTTTCATTGCTGCAAAAAATCAGTTTCCGGGACGTTCTCCTTGTTACGGGCCTGACGTTAATCGGCGTCGGGCTTTATCTGTTTGCGCCGTGGCTATCCTTTACCGTTTGTGGAGTGCTTATCTTCGCAGGCGGTTTTTTTATGGCTGACGAATGAAAGGCATTTTTTCACGCATACGCCCCAAGGCCATGACAAGCGACGAAATATCGCGGCTTATTATTGACACTTTCGGCGGCGGGACAACTGCATCCGGTCAATCCGTTAATTCAACCACGGCCATGCAAGCTATGGCCGTTCATTCCTGTGTCAAGATCAAGGCTGATTCAATCGCGCAGTTGCCCTGCCATTTATACGTCGAAAAAGGCAACACGAAAGACAAAGCCAAAGATTTGAGGCTTTACAGGCTTTTACACCGGCAGCCTAACCAGTGGATGACCGCTCCCGAATTTTGGGGGATGTGTTCCGCTTGTCTTGATCTTCGAGGGAATTTCTTTGCATTAAAAAGCGGTTTGCCGGGGCGTGAAGTCCAGGAGCTTATTCCTATACCGATGGGGCGGGTTCAAGAGGTTCTCCAAGCGCCTGATTACGGTCTGTTTTATAAAATATCACGGCCCGACGGATCAACAACCGACACGATCCCCGGTGAACGCATAATGCACATTCGCGGCCTTGTCCTTGACGGCTTCATGGGAATCAACCCCATTCAATATGCGCGGGAAAGCATTGGTCTGGATCAGGCGCTTGTCAAACACGGTGCAAAGTTATTCAGCCACGGCACCATGATCGGCGGCGTGCTG